TCTTTATATGTCTTTTTAAGTCTACCTATATTACTGTTATAATACCCTATGTGAAATTTTTCAGGAGCAGACTTTGGAGGTACTTTAGTTCTATCCATTCCCTCTGCACCAAAACCCATAGCAGATTTAACTGTCTCGACTACCGCACCCACTTGTTCTTTCGCGCTTTTTCTACCCGTTGTTTGAGATAAATTTGTTGTCATCTTAGAACTCCCCCGCTTTCATTGCGTCCGAAAGTTTAACAGCCCTCGAACCTACCTGCCTCGCCCATCTCGAATCCATCATCTCAAGTGATGCTATTTCGTAGTTACCATCGTAGATTGCGGCCCACATGTTTTTAAACTTGCACAACCGGGGAACTCCCATATTGAATGCCATATCCATCAATATCAACTGTCTTACACTATCTAGGTCTTCGACGCAAGGATGAACTCGACACAGTTCGTTTTCGACTATGCGGATGTCGTTCATGGCAAGGTAACGAGCGTCGGCTTCAGTAATACCATGTTCGTAGATTACATCCATACTTGGGATGTCCATGTACTCTAGTTCTTCTTTGGTAATACCCCTGTCTTTGAGGTTCCTACCTATACCTATAGTTTCGATGCCCAGACTATCTTCATACACTGTAAGGACCATGCCCTCGTGGTGAATTAGTTTATCTAGGAAAAGTTCTGTTCTGTATTTCATTTGGCTTTACCCCAGCTAATTATTTCGTCAATGGTTCGTCCACATCCGATACACTTAACTCTTTCCTTGTCCAATACACAAATTCCTTTGCACGGACTCTTACTTTCTTTTGGATTCACGCGACCTAGTTTCCACAGTGCTACTTGACTCGTGACCCATCCACACAGCAAAAGCCCCCGTCATAGCCCCTACAACCGTCGATACAAATGCAGTTTGTTGGGTCGTTGCACTCGCACCTAGAGCCATGAACCACTGAACCACCTGATAACTCATCAGTGTCATTGCCAACATCATCAGTCTTGGAAGGATTCGCCATGCTAATATTTTCTCCATTGTATATGTCATTTCTTACCAAAGAACTTTGTCGCTGACCGGACTCCAAAGCTTGCAGCAACAATAACGCCCAAGCTGTACTGGTACCATTCAGGCATTTGCTCCAATTGTTGAAATCCGTTACGTACAAGGTCTTCCATTCCCGGTATAAAAGCTAAAATAAGTGGTATGCTAAATAGTATGGTGAGCCATTCGTCTTTCCAAGATGACTGGCTACCCTTCGCCATCTCCAAGTCCCAGTCAATTTCCCCCGTAGCTTTTTTCTGCATAACTACGGCTTCGGCTTGTGCCTTTGCTACCTTAGTAGCTGACTGGGCTTTCTTCTCCGCTACTTTGCCGGACATCCATGTGCCAGCAAGGTCTGCTATTGGTCCAATCAGGGCTGTTAACATTTCCACCTCTTTCGTGCTTGGCGTAAACGACTATTCGGGTTCTTTGCAGCTTTAGGAAACTTCTTCATCTGTCCGGCTGACCTATCACAGTAAGCCTTGCGACGTTTAGCTGCCTTACTTCCCGGCTTTACTTTCCCCGTCACAGCAGTTTTTAGTTTGCTTCCGGGGTTGGCTCTTCTATGAGCAGCTACACCTTTAGCTGTCATACCTGCACCAGACTTGGTAGGACGATAGTTTGCATCCTTGCCCTTAGTAGTCTTAGGGATTGGTTTTTCTCTACGCCTTTCTGACACGAGATTTTTTCCTTTTTGCAGGAGTTCGTTTTTTACCAGATGCAGTAACAGACCACTTTACTGCTTGTGGTCCTGTCTTCTTAGCTGCTTCTTTTTTACTTATACGCTTGGCAACTTTAGCAGGTCTACAGGCTGGGTAGGGACGTTTCTTTTTCTCTTTACCAGAACGACCACATTTTTCTCCGGTCTTTACGTCTATCCAATTTTCACCAAACCATTTTTTTAAGCCAGTAGCAGCCATTATGCGTAAGTTCCCCCACGCTTTTTGTATTTTTTAACTAACCATGCCGACCCATATGCGCTGGGCCATTTTTTAAATTTACGTTTAGCTTCTGCTTTAACGCTTGCATATAGCTTTGCGTTCTTTGGCTTTGGACTTTTAGATGCCATTGTGTATTTACCCCCGGCAAAGGTTGTTGCTTTTATCACGAAATAAATAAAGAGTCAAGAGGGGCAAGTTGCCCTGCCCCCCAAGTATTATTTAGGCAAACGGTGCGCCTGTTCCGGGATCACCCAGATCACACATCACTGCAACACAACGGATTTTACCGTCAAATGTAGCAGTAACACCAAGAATGTCGATGTTATCTGCTGCAGTGTACAGCTTTGCAGTTTGACCAAATTCTTGTGCAACGGCAGAACCGCTAACATCAGTTACCCAAGTGTCAGCAGCAGCAGCATCACCCATGTCGATTGTAGGTGATCCTGTAGATGCGGCCTGATACACTTCGATACCTGCCATCAAGACCAGAGTGTTGTCTGGAATCTCAAAGACGTTAACGATGTCACCAGCAGCAAGATTAGTAGATGTGAAGTCGAGAACAACTTCAACAGTCTGCATCTTCTTACCAAGAGGGATACCAGCTACGGCACCAGTTACATTATAAGTAGCCATGTTTCAAGTCTCCCTTATGCAAAGTCTACAACGCCGCGAACGATTGCTTCTTGGCGAAGTACTTTTTGCCCAAAAACATGTAGTCCACGAATAACGTCGGAAAACGATTCAGTTGAACGAACCACTTCTGTTTTCGCAATGTGCGAAGCAGTAGAGGTGGATGACATGTGACCTGCAAGAACAATGTTCTCAGAACCATCAGTTGCGAGGGTTGCAGATGCGTCTGTCAAAGTAACTTGGTCTGTGCCACCTGTGCTATTAAGCGCAGTTGTTTTGTAGCAACGGAAGCCAGCAAGTGTGCCAACAGTTGCAAGACCATTGCGAAGTGGTGAGGTAGCGTCGCCACTAACCTGTACTTCAGCAATTTTATTCCCGGCTTGGAAACACTTCTCGTAGAAAATTGGAGGTGCAACAAACCAGCGGTTTTCTTCTGGCACTGACTCATCGTCAAGGAGACGGGCCATTGCAAGCATCAAGTTGATGCCGTTATCGTCTGTCTCAATGTTGATAGGTGCGTTTGCAGTACCAAGAGTACCAGCAGGAGCAGTAGTAGTCAGTGTTGTGCCGGAAACAGCAGAAGCTGCAATACCAGCACCGTCAGACATAGCCTGAAGAACAGTCTTGTCGTACTTACGCTTCAATGCAAATGCACCTGAAGAGGTAGCAAGTGCCTCGAAGTTTACGTGCGAATGACGCTCTTCAATGTCGTCGATTTTGAAAGCAAACGCATTAGCCTGATCAACGGTCATTGTAATCTGATCGTCAGCCAAGTCTTGTGGGTTTACTACAGAACCACGACTGTAGGTGGCTACTGTTACAGTCGGCTCTTTTATGATACGGACTGTATCGCCAAAGTTTTCAATTTCGCCAGCGTAGTCAGTGTTCGTGATGTCTTCAACAACCGAAGCGCGACGAAAGAATTTGAGAACTTTTTGGCTAAAAATTTCCGGTGAAAAATTACCGGAAGGCAGGTTATTATGACCTGAAGCACTATTGAATGCCATTAGTTCATTCCTTCTCTATTTTGAGGTTTTAGGAGTTTAAGTCGATTCGCCCTTCATTCCGTGCTTGGTCGAGTTCAGCTTCCATCTTCTCGAACTCCCACGGTTTCATCTTGGCGATTTGTGAAGCTTTCCAAATTTTACCATTGTTGTCTTTTGTAGAGACTTCTTTGGCATTTTGTCGAGTAACAGCGGCTGCTGCATCTTCGTTCTTTTTAGGTTTGGTTTGCTTCTTTGTGCCAATATTGCTATCAGCTTTGTAGAGGTCTACGACCCGTGCCGCCCACTTAGAGTCGGTATTATTATTGTATATACCGTCTGAAATGGATTTAGGCTGCTCCTCAAGCCACGCAAGAAACTTTTCATCGGCCTTCAAGTCGTCAAAGTCAGGATGTGCGTTAAGCAACTGCTCGTAAGCTGTTTGCTTTTCTAGCTCCTTCTCTCGTTCCTTAATAGTACCTAGTTCTTCTCGTAGTTGAGAAAGTTGAGATTCAGTTTGCATCGTTGAAACCGTCTGCACCACTTCAAAGACTTCGGGGTACTGATCTTTAAATTGTGCCAGTTCTTCCATTGTCTTGGGCATTGGTACACCCTGTGGTAACTCTACGTTGCGCTGATTAATTGCAGATTTAAGTTCTTCTATTTCGCCCTTAAATTCCAAAACCTTTGCATCGTAGTGACGTTTCAAGTCATCATACCGTTTCTTGTAGTCGTGGTCTTCGCTAGGCTCCTTTTTTGCCTCTACGAAACTACTTCCCGTTTGTTCTTGCTGAGTAGCCGCTTCTTCTACGGGGTCAGCTTCTTGGGTTTCCACGTTTGTCTCTTCGTCATCCTCTTTGTAAACTTCGTCCCTGTACTTTCCTTTGTAAAGAGCGTCGTTATTGATTGTTCCGAAAGAGTCGTTTACTTTATTGGCACGGTGGCCTCTTGCTTTTGCCATTGTATTTACCTCACTTGCGGGGCCACATGGCTGTGGGTAGCCGCGTCGGTTGTGCTGGGGCCACGAACTCGTGGGTAGCCAGCGGATTCCTTACTTATCAGGAGTATACTGATAACTCATAAATGAGTCGTCATATCGTGTCCCTTTACCTAGCGAGGACGGGGTGAGCATCTCTGCAGCCCCTGCTAGGAATGCTATAGGCGGGGTAGCTACTGTTGCTGCTTTAGCAATGGCTCGTCCCGCTAACTTTCCAGCAGATTTAGGGTCGTTCTTAAATGTTTCAATAAAATTAATCTTGGATTTGCCGTCGTGAAAAACTTGTTCTTGTAAAAACATTGCCATGTCTTCTAAAGAACGTTTACCCGTTGCGTAATCTTTTCTTAAATTGTCTACAAATTTTAAGTTATCATTCAGGCTCTTTTTTGACATTTGTTTAAAGTAGCCTGTTTTCTTTTTTTGTTGTACTTTCCATGCTTCTTCTACACCATCAAAAAGTTCGTCAACTGTAACCTTACGACTACGAATTACTTGGTTTCCTTTTCCTGCACCTGCAGCAAATCTACCTGCTCGTTTAACATCAGGAGTGTGAAATTTACCAACATCATCCCCGCCGTAGCCGTAGTCAGTAGCAACTACTTTTGAAGAATCTATCGGTTCGCCTCTATATACGGTGACCTTCTCACCCTCTGCGAACTTTTTTCTAGAGATAAAGCCACCCCCTGCGGCTTGTCTTGTTTCTTGTTGGCGGCGTGTAATTTCTTTTTTGCCGCGATTGTTTATCTTTTTCAGTCTATCGTAGCCAATGATTTTAGCTATGTGTGGTGGGATTGTTACTTCGCCTCGTGACACGGCAATCGCAATTTCTTGGGACATGCCCTGTTGCCCTGCTCCCATGCCGCTTTCCCCTGCCTTCTGGTAAGCTTCGCGGATCATCTTCTCTACGTCGTCGCGTCCCATCTCATCAGCGGCTGCAGAGTTGATTACAAAGGTGCCTTCCTGTACTTCACGGGGTTGATCGTCGGCTATGCTTTGCTGGTCAGTTGGTCGTTGATTGCCACCAACAAACTCTGGACGTTCGGCAAAACCAGCGGGACCGCCCATTTGCATACCGACTCGACCACCCTCATTAAAAGCGAAATCACCATCTTCTTCTGATTCAGTATCCCCTCTATCTTGAGATGTATCGTTGCCCATTCCAACATCACCTGCCTCATCGTCGGCTGCACCGCCGCTGTGGGCATCACCGCCATCGTTATCTCCATACTCATCGACATACCTTGCTGCAGCGTCTGCTCTAGCCTGTGCTGCTGCTTGTCTATCTGCTTCTGCTTGTCTATCTGCTTCTGTTTTTGCTGCGTTTTCCGCTGCAGTTCTGGCTGTCATTTTAGCTACTAAGCCTGAAGTTTTTGTATCTTCTCTGGCTAAATCTTCCATATATTTTTCAAAAGATATTCCCTTCGCTCTAGCTGCAGAGCGACCCAGTGCAACAGATTTGTAACCTAAATTTGAACCAAACATGCTATTCAATCCTGCAACGTAAGATTGTGCAGCTTGTTTTGTACCCATTGCAGATACATTTCCAAAGCTGTCTACAAATCTTCCAGTGGCGGGGTCGTAAGCTCCCCCTACTGCAGACATTGCTTCAGAATCCATGTATGTACTTTTAACGCCGTCCTTTACGTAATTACCTACACGAGGATCAAATTTTTCTGTAAGTGTTCCGGGAATATAACCGTTTCTTTGAGCTTCAAGTCCAGCTATTTGATCGTGGGTAAGACCC